CATCCGGTTAATCACGCATTAGGGCGGTAGGATACAAAAGACTGCCTGTGCTTTTGTGTTCTTGACTACAAAGACATGGTAAGAACGCATTGCCATGCGCCCAACCAGAATTTAAGCCTCACACAAGTGGGGCTTTTTTTTAACATTAATTTTGCAATTGCTAGGATTTGTCCTATGGTTAAATTATAGCGTTGAAGGTTAAGGATTATTTCTCATTCATGCATGAATGCCGCTATACCATCTAGCCCTTGGACGGAGTCGGGGGCACCTCAGAAAATTGTTTAATTCCCTGATTTTGCCCTCATACCGAGGGCTTTTTTTATGCCCAAATTTCAAGGCTTCACTTCGGTGAGGCCTTTTTTATTTCACCGCAAGTCAATCCCATTATCCTACACAGATACTCTCAAGTGACAGGCGGTGAATCCCTACTGTAAATCCCCGTTCGGGGGTGGAAATGAAAATGAATAATGACCCTCATACCGTCTCTGAATGGGGACGGCTCCTGCACAGTTGGTGGTCAGGAGACACACCTGTTGGGGCGGTAATTATGGCAGTCGTAATGTCCGCACTAAGAATCGCTTACACCAGCGGCGGGTGGAAAAAGATGTTGCTTGAAGGGCTACTTTGTGGTGCTTTAACGCTCACCTTCGCCTCTGCTTTTGAATACCTGAACTTACCCAAGACGCTATCTGTTGGCATCGGTGGCGCTGTTGGGTTTATCGGCGTGGACTCAATTAGAGCCTTTGCCATGCGATTTATTGGAAACAAACTAGGAGATAGCAATGGCCAGCACTAGTGGAGCAAGAGGGATTCGCAATAACAATCCTGGGAATATTCGGTGGGGGGATGATTGGGATGGTCTAGTTCCTAAGTCACAGCGTACTGATAAATCATTCTGTCAGTTTACTGCCCCTGAATACGGCATACGCGCGATGATTATCATTCTGCGAAACTACGAAAAGAAACATGGGTTAAATACTGTCAGGAAAATCATTAACCGCTGGGCGCCTCCTGTTGAAAACGATACCGAGGCTTATGTTAATAGCGTAGCTAAACAAGTCGGTGTTGATGCTGATAAGGTAATCGACGTTACTGATAGTCGGGTGATGATACCTTTACTGGAGGCAATCATTACCCATGAGAACGGAAGTCAGCCTTATGAATTCGCAATTTTCGTCAAGGCAATTGATTTAGCTAACGGGTAATGATTATGAGCAGAGAGTCTATCTTAGCTACCTTGGTAACAGCGTCAGCTCTACTGCTCTTATTCTCTGGCCTAATATTTGGCTTTAAATACAAATCAAACGCAGATGCTGCCGCCAGTGCCAAGGAACAACTCAATAGCCAGCAGTTAATTACATCTTCCGTTCTTCGCTCGATGTCGGTGTTCAACATGATAGCCAAGGCTGCGTATGAATATCAGGAAAATAACCATGCCAAGAGTAAACAGCGTGTTGAATATATCATTCAGCAGGTCTCGACTGATAAATGCGCTTATCAGCTTGTTCCTTCCAATGCTGCTAGTGAGTTGCTCGGGCACGCCGACCAAATACGTCAAGGTTCCGCCAGTACCGATACCGGAAAGCCTGACTAGGAAATGCCCCGTACCGACCCCAACGCTTCCGTTTACGTGGCAATCAAGCCTCCTATGGAATGAATCACTTTTAACCTCACTTGAGAACTGCAATGAAGATAAGGCAGCCATCCAGCAAATCGAATTAGAGAGACAGAAATATGACTGAACTACTCACTTATACAAACTCTATCGTTATCGTGCTTATCTTGGTTGCTGGCGGATGGGTGAATGTGCGCGGTTACTTCAAAGCTAAAGCCGAAGAGAAATCGAAGCTGATTGAAGCGGAAGTGCAAAAGCGTCTCGCTGAGCAGAAAGCTAATACTCCCACTCCAGTTGCCACGCAGCAGTAGCCAGAACAGAGGTCATTAACGTGGCCTCGATTGTGGTTATTAAAAAATCCCAAAAAAAGTGTTGACAGCATTTTGACGTAAATCTCTTTCCTAAGAAGCTAAGCCCGCCCGCAAAAGGTGGGCTTTTTTATTGGCGCAACGCAATGCGCTGTTTATTACACCGAATCCGGACCCTTTGAAATGAACCTTCGAGGAAGTCAGTTTGTGCTGGCGAGCCTTCGGTGGGCTGATTTCCATTGCGGCGAAGGTTCATCTCAAAGCGAGGATATACGCTATGCAAGTAATCGAAAAACAAACCCCATTCTCTGAAATGGTCATGGCTATTCAGGGACAAGCATTCACGACTAGCCAAAAAATCGCTGACTATTTCGGTAAGCGACACGACAACGTCTTGCGTAAAGTTCGTCAAACAATTAGAGATTGTCCTAGTGAATTTTCTGCCCTCAATTTTGAGGAGACTGATTTCATTGATAAAAATGGCGATACTCAGCCCATGTTCAAGCTAACTAAAGATGGTTACATGCTTGTAGTGATGGGATTCACAGGTGCGACCGCTATGCAAATCAAGGTTAAGTTTATCCAGGCATTTAACTGGATGGCCGAGCAAATACTTCGTTGGCAGGAAATGGGTGAAGAAGCGCAGCATCGACATGCCTTGAAGGTAGCTAAGTCAGAGGTTAAGGCTAGGATGGGAAGTAAGATGATGAACGCCAGAAAACGAGAGAAGAAGTTACTGGCGCTGGAGTTCGAGCAAATACTCTCACTAACTCAGCCTAAATTATTATTTATCGACTGAAGCACTGATAACCAACCAGAGAGCCACTTTAACAGCGGCTCTCTGGTTTTATTACTGCTTAAATTGTCTCTGTGTAGAAATTTGTTCCCCACTTACTAGATTTTAGTAACTCAGCGGCGACCCTGAAAATGTCATTGTAAGAATAGTCTATTCCTGCCTTTGCCCCTGCTGAGATGTAACTATCTTCTACATTTGCTGCAAAACATAGTAAAGCATCCTCAAGTAGATCCATGTCGTAACCGCTGTGGCGGGCAATTATTTTATTCACAGTACACTTCTCCATAAAGTAAAGAATTTAGTAAGTTCCCTATTACATAAAAAGTCAAATTAAATGTTTAACTCTGCATCACAGAGCATCCTATCGGGTGCTGTTTAATGCAATCAACATCAGGATAAGACAATGGCAGATACTAGCATTACCGAAACACAGCAAAACCAACTCGAACTACTCCAGACCCTTAACTAGGATACCGCGGCAGTAACCGAAGCATTAGCATTCACTCAAAACGATACATTCAAGCATAAGCTGTTCATTCAGTAATATGGTCGCGTATACGCAGAGTCCGATGTAGTGGCCCGCACAATCAAGGCAGTGCAAGAGTCGAAAGAGTCTCTATCTGCATTAGGTGTGACCACCACAACGGCAACAACTGACACCGCTGCAGCGAGTTAGCAATACAGAGCATCTATACAGGTGATCGATATTGATAATTGGATAAAGAAAGAGTTATCAATTACTAACTCTTTCCGTGGTGCATATAAGGTGTAAGTTTAGATATCTAAGTTTTGCACAGTATCAATGCCTAGCTGAGAGTAGAAAGATTTAGCTAAATCGCTGTACCCTAACAACTCCACTAGCTTTGCAACAGACTTATTCTGTATGCTTTGATGCTTTAACAACTTCCCTTCATTGGAAGTTATCGTCAGTAGCCAGCTTCCCTTTTCAGTCTCATAAATACGGTATGCCACATCTGTGTCAGGGTTGTGCTCGTGAGCAACCTCTTTACCATTAAAAGAAATATCGGGCCCATCCTTAACCGATAAAATAATTTTTTCCATTATAAAACCTCATTAATAAATGTATTGCACTCATCGACAATAAAAAAATATCACTGCCTCAAGTTCCTCAAGGATTAGGATGGTGTGTAATAGCAAACCATCGATTAGCGTTATTAATGTTGATCATATACTAAAAAAACTAAAGAGAAATCTATGGCAAAGCCGGATTGGAGCGAGCTTCAAAGTCGGTTCCTGTCCGAACATGCCGAATCTGGCGTATCACCGAGAGAATGGTGTGAGTCGCAGGGATTGAACTATGCGACTGCTCGCAGATA